CCTTCACCCAAAGCACCACCACCATATGCTCCTAAACCAGCACCAATACCAGCACCAATAAGAGTACCAATACCTGGAAAAATCATGGTACCTATAGCAGCACCAGCAGCACCACCACCATATGCTCCTAAACCAGCACCAACACCTTTTAAACCAGACCTACCTAAATTTTCACCTTTACTCATACCATTAGCTTTATTGTTTTGATATTCATTATATGCTGTAAGTAACCCAGCTGCAACACCACCTAGTTTTAACATTTTAGAACCTAACGCAGTATTAAAGTTAGCACCAAAATTACTAGCTGTAGTACCAGCAGCTGTAGTACCTGGACCTAACCCCAATGTACCAGAAGAACTAGCCATAGCTGAAGTACCCATGAATCCTTTTGTTCCCATTAAAAACCCACTAGCCAATGAAAGACCATTAAGAAACCATTTACCTAAATCAAAAAATAATTTACCACCAAATAAAACAGCAAGTGTTCCTTTAGGTCCAAGAGTCATTATTAAATCACCAATAGTTGTAAATATTGGTTTTAATTTAGTAATAAAATTACCAATATCTTTACCAAATTGAATTAAATCTTTTTTCCAATCTTTATTTGCCATAAATTTATCAACAATAGGACCAAGTGTTTCATTGATACCATCAATTATTGGTAACATATATGTTTTTATTTGATTAATAAGATTGGTTATTTTATCATCAAAGTTTTGAGCGGCTTTGGCTCTGTCAGCCATTGATGCTCTCAATCCAACTTGTGTTTTAACCCATGTTTTATCGGCATTAGTTAATTGACTTACTAATTTAGTGTCACCATCAATTTCAATTGTTGCTTTACCGTTTTTATCTAATTGTGCTGTGTTTGCAATGAATTCTTTCATATCATCATCAACACCTGATAATTTTATTTGAGAACTAACTTTATTTAGTTTAAACATTTCTTTACCAGATTTTACTAAATCATCGTATTCCAAACCTGTTTTTTCAGCAATGATTTTAAGTCTAGACATTTCCATACTAGACATTTCAATACTACCATCTTTAGCAAAATGCATAGAAGCTTGAGAAGCTTTAGCGATTTCTTCTGTTAAACCAGCAGCGTCTTCACGAGCCATATACATTAAATGGAAAGGGTCAGCAAGCTTAGCCCATGCACCACCCATAACTTGTAATTGAGCTGACATATCAACAGCACCTTCAATATCCCACATTTTATCAGCCATACCACCAACAAAATCCATTTTAACACCTAATTTAGCTGATAATTCCGCCATTTTAGCTAAACCTTTAATACCATCTTTAAAATGGAATTTATTAAGCATTTTAATGTTACCAGCTATATTTTTAACAACTTTAGAAGCATTAAGACCCATTTTATGTGAGTCATTCATAGTTTGATTAATGTAATCACCAGTACGTTCAGCTGAAAGACCAACTTCATCCATATTAGCTGCTAATTCACCAACACCTTCAGCACTTAATCCTGTAGCAACTGACATTGCAGCCATTGATTTAAGACCTTTATCACCAAGCATTACGCTTCTACCTAAATCTTCGGTATATTGACCTTGCATTTTAGCCAATGCTTCAATACCAACACCAATTTCGTTAGTATCTGCTGCTGTTTTTCTAATAGATTGAGAATATGATTTACCTTCTTTACCTAATAAACCCATTTGAAGAGCTGACATTTTAACAGCTTTTTCCATTTCAAATAAACCAAAACTTTTAAGTTTACCCCAGTTTTGTTGTACTAAACCAGGTAACTTTGCCAAACCATTAATACCAGCTTTACCTGTTGCTATTAATGCCATTTGATATTTATTAGCTTCTTTAACAGCTAATTTTAACATCGTTATTTGTCTATCATACTCTTCATTTTGTTCTCTGATATACTTAAGTTGTTCTTCTATTTTATTAACAACATCAGTTTCACCTCTAACTCTAGCTTCATTTTGTTGTTGTATTAACTTAGCATAATATTTTACGTTATCATTTATCGTTTTTTGATAAATTTTTAATTTTTCAATACCTTCTAAATAACCACTTAAGTTTTTTGATATTTCAGCTCTTAATCTAGCTTCTTCTAATAAATCTTTAATACTATTACTTGCCATTATTTTTCTTGTTTAATATTAAAACCTGTTGATTGTAAAAATTGTAATTCAATAGGAATTGGTTTATTTGGTATTTGATTTCCTTTTTTTGTAGAATATGTAATAATATAACAAAGAAATAAATTAGGTGTGTTTTCTTTACTAATATTTTTTGTCACTATTAATTTAAATTTTCCACCTTTATCTGTTAAATTTCTTTGTTTGTTGTTTTCACTAACATTACCAACTTTAGCTTCTCTTTCACCACCTGCTTTAAATGTGAGATAATATGGTTTATCTTCAACATAATATGGTATATTATATTCTTTTAAAGTTTTATAACGAGCTATATTGTTTTTTATGAAATTTCCACCTAAATATTCATTACTACCTTTATCTTTATAAGAATCAAGCAATTTGTTTGCAATTATAATACCATGACCACTTGGATTATTTCCAGTTAATCTTTCCCAAAAATTAGGTTGTTTGTATAATGCTTGTCTAAAAACATTATCACTTTCCATCTCGGCATCAATATTTTTAATCATTTCTTTATAATCATTATCATCGTAACCATCTTCTTTATCGGTTATTTTAGCGTTAGGGTCTATTTCTGCTGGTAAATTATTTTTATTATCTGGTTTTTTTGGTTTTGGGTGTTTGCTACCACTACCAGGACGTATATCAACAATTTTACCATTTCTTATAATATCTAATTCAATAACCTCATCTGATTTATCGACATATTGATTGGTATTTTTATTTAATTCTTGGTAATTAAGTTTTTTAGTTTGTTCATCATATGAATTAAACATAAGTTTTATTTTATTACCGTGATTATCAGCAAGTATTTCACCACTAGTTTGGTCAACACTCTTAATGTCTAAAGTGTAATCACTGCCAGCAGGTGTTTTAAATTTTAAAACATCACCAACATTAACAAAATCTAGTGTGTGATTAATATCAGCAGTTTCAAACAATAGTTCTTGTAATTTTATATATTGAGATTCAGTAATAATAATTTTTCTTTTCATATTAAAAGTGTTTTGTTAATAAATATCTTATAAAATAAAAATACCTGCAATTGACGCAGGTATTTATTAATTTAATGGGATATCACCATTTTTCATTCTATTTTTTAAAGCATCACCACTTACTGTTGATGAACGATTACCTTTAGAATTTGATTTTGCTGCTTTTGTTTGTTCTTCATGATGTTCTTTTTGTTTATTGATTTCTCTAGCCTTAAGACTTAAAAAATACCTTCTTTCATAAACTGGCAACGCTAAAACATCTGAATAAGTAAAACCATCCATATGTTGGGTGCAAATATATATTTCTTCTAACAACGGTGCCTTATACTCGGAAGTCAGGCCAAAAAAATCCGAGGTTAAGCGGAAGAAATGTATCTACGGAACCACCTCCAGGGGTCCCAACACTAATATTTAAATCAATACCACTTTCAATTGATTGAACATATTTGTTAAAATCTTTACCATCTTTAATTCTAATTGAAGATACAAAATCTTTAATTGCGTTTTTATCTCTATTTCCATTAATTTGAACAATCATTTTTTCAAACATATATGTTGTTGAATTATCAACTAATACACCATTTTCTTTTTCAGATTCAACTAATTTATCAATATCTTCTATTTCCCCACAAGTAAGAAATTTAAATTTAGCATCAACTTGTGATAATTTAAATTTATAATCAAATAACCCTTCTTCATCTGGTTCAGCACCTAAATTTTTAGTTTTAAGTTCATTAAGATTAATTTCAGCTTCAAATGGATTTTCATTTTCATCTAAAATTGTTACTGGATACATTTCACCATACCCTGTTGCTCTTAACCAAATCATAATAGCATTTCTATCACCAACCAATAAGTCTTTATATCTTAATTCTGGTTCAAGTATTTTTCTATTAATTAGAATACTTAAAAATTCACCACTTTGTAATAAATTAGGGCTACTAAGAATATTTTCATCAGCTGTAGTCATATAACTAACTCTAATATTTTGTTTTTTATTACGATAAACTTTACCCTGTGAAGGTAATGGAATAACATCAAAAGGTGAGTTATAATTTGGTTGACTTATCTCTAAAAGATAAGGGTTAGTAGTATTAGACGCAGGTGCTACAGGTGTAGGTTGACTAATAGTTTGTTGTGATGGAACTGGACGAGGTGTGTAACCTTGTTCGTAAGATTGATTAGTTGTCATATTTTCTTCGTAAGAGTTTGTTTGATATTTTCTAGTAGTAGCTTCTTCAGCTAATCTTTGATAATTTTTGGTTTGTTCAATGTTCTTTTGTAGTTGAGCATCACGAGCTTCAATTTGTTCTTCGCTACGTCTTCTAGAAGCTTCCATATTGATTTTTGTAGTACTTTCGGCTAATTCTGGTTCAACAACATTACCATACATTTTATTTTGTTCCAATTGTCTAGCAGTACGTTCTTGCATTGCAGCTAGAGCATCGGCATGTCCAAGTGGTGTATCTTGTAATTTTGTTGGCCCCATGTAGATTTCATTGGTGGCAAGATTTTTCTCAGCTTCAAAAGCTTCTTTTTTAGCTCTGTCAGCATTGGACGAAGCCATTTGGTCCTTTGTAGGGATTACCTGCGGTCTTTTTTCACTCATTTGTTTTAAAACTTATTAATAATTTATTATAACTCTTTAGGTATAAATATACTAGTTTTAGTTTTTTTGTAAATGGTAAGATATTTATATATTCATGAATAATGTTTATATTCTTTATTTTTATGAATTAAGACCTATATTTGAATATAAACAAAAACTAAATAAATTTTTATGATAAATAACAAAAAAATTAAACCGTACCTTGGGCATGACCCAAAACTAGTAGCAGAACAAACAAAAAGAATTCAAAAAAACTCTGCTTACATTAAAAAAATTATTGAAATGACAAGAGATTTCAAAACTATAGAAAATATTGTAGAGTCACCTAAAGTTTTAATTCCAGAACCTAAGATTGGTTTATATACTAGAATTAAAAATTACTTCAAAGGTTTATTTTACAAATATTTTATCGAACCAGAACTTAAAAAAATTAAAATAGAAAAAAAGTTAACAATACATGAAAGAATATTAAAGACTTTAGAAGAAGGTAAGAAAAAAATATATGAAACTCAAAAATATGAAAAAGAACTTTATTTCGAAAGAATGAGTCGAGCTAGAAATGAAAACAATGCGATAAGAGTTGTAAACACCAGTCCATTATTTTATGACCCTGAAGCTGTAATAGCACATAATGAAGATGTTAACAGAGAATCTAAACCAAGTCTTAAAGAAGTTAAAGAAATGGAAGATGCCGCATCTAAAAAAGTATTTAGTATCCAAGATAACCCTAAATTACTAAAAAAGAAAGCTAAGTTGATTAAACTTAACGCAATTCAAATATAAATAAAAAACCACAATATTTGAAATATTGTGGTTTTTTATTTATAAGTAATTGGTAATCAAAATTTTAAAACAAAAGTATTGCCCTATCAAAACGTAACGTAGCCGTTACTTCAGCGATACTATCATCATCCATTGCTAAATCACCAAAACCTACGTTAGTAAGCATTGTTCCATCTAACAACCATTTTTCGATAACTACCCCAGTTGGGTCAAGCATTTCAAGTTCTACAGGTCTTTTATAACCAGCAGCATAACCTTGACGACCTGTAATAGATTCAGAGTGTAAACGTACCCATTCCATAATTGCTTGTGTAGCAGATGGTCCGATTGGGTCACGGAATGTAACATCAATTGATTCCCAAGTAAATCTACCTAAAACCCACGTAGATGTATTAAGGAATTGAATTTCAACCTCATTTTGAGTAATTGAAGGTCTAGACGCTGTAGATAACCACCATTGTTGGATACCTAAATCGGCAGGGAATGTAATTAACCAACGATTTTTTTTCTTAGGCTCGTATGGTAAGGGCATTTTCATTAATAAATCAGCCATGTTCTTTTTGTTTTAAGTGTATTATTATTTTATTTATTTATAAATATGTTGTTTTTATTTTTTATTCTAACTTAACATAATTTTTTTAATTCTTTGTATTTCTTCCATCAATTTTTGATTTTCTTGTAAGTCAGCTTTAAGTTGGTCACCTGGTTTAGGTTCTTGATTATCTGTTTGTGGTTGTTGTGATGCGTTAGTTTTCTTTTGTTGTAAATATTGAAATATCCCTATGATAGTATTTAAGAAATTTGTTAAATTCTTATTAAATGTTTGTCTACTATTTGCATCTCTAATAAAATCTTCACTTGGTGCTGTAGCACTATATGCTTCAGCTTCATTAAGTTTATTAACCATACTACCAAATTCAGAATTACTATTATAAACATTTGCTAATGTTTGGTTTATAAATTTCCCTAAGCCATCTATCTCATTTGTATCAGATGGATTAACTTTTGTAAGTTTTATAAAACTAGTTAACATTATTGGGTTTGAATCTAATTGTTTTAAAAAATTATCTAAAGTTTTATCACCAGTATTAGTACCAATTTTTTTAAGTACATTTCTAATATTTTCAATTCTAAGCATTAATTTTTCAAAATTTGTAACTTTATCAACACCGATTTTTTTCGATAAATATGGTAAAATTGTATCTTTACCAAGATATCTACCTTCAGTTAAAGGAGTTTGTTTTTGTGTTGGTTTAGTTTTATTGTTAATAATATTCTTATTATTAACAATAAATTTAAATAATTTATCTAAATCATCATATAATTCATCAGTTGTAGGAGGTGTTTTAGTTTTATTAGCTGCTGCGTTACCACCAGTAGCTGTACTAGTTGGTGTGGCAGTATTTGTTGGCTTACCTGTGTTACTTCCAGTACCTAATGCACCAGCATTTCCAGTGTCAGTATTTGAAGTGTTTCCAGCACCTATACCAGTAATATTACCTATACCATTTCCTGATATAGCACCTGTACGTGCATTAACATCACCAGTACCTAACGCACCAGCATTACTATTTCCAGTATCTGTAGTATCAGCACCATTATCACCACCTGCAGTTAAACCTGTATTAGTTTGGTCACCAGTTGTTGCTAGACCTGTTTCTTCACCACCAGATACATCACGCATAGATTGATATAATGCATTAAGAGTTGCAGCTCTAGATGATTTTTGACCTTTAATTCTAATTAATTTAACAAGAGCACCAGCAGTAACTAAACCAAGACCTATAGGACCTAAAATAGCACCAAAACCTTTAGCGGCAATATAACCAGCACCAGTTTTTAAACCAGTTCTCATTACTAATTTTGGAACTGCTTTAATAATTGTATTTATAACAATACCTTTTAAACCACCACCTGTTTGAGTTACAAGAGAATCACCTAATGACCTACCTGTACCAGCCCATTTACCTTGAAATATTTGACCTAAATTATTACCGTGACCATGAGGGTTATTAACTATTTCAGTTAATACTTTTTTAGCAGCTACAGGGTCTTTAAATATACCACCTTGTTGTGATAAAGCGTTAATACCATCATTAACATTACCACCACCTAAAGCTTTAACACCATTAATAAATTCTTCTGGAGAAGAATTTGGGTTAAGGTTCATACCATTCAATCTATTCATGATTTGAGTCATACCTTCGTTAGGTTGAATTGACGCAAATACGTTTGTTTTTTCTTGAACAGCTTGTTTTATATATTCAATAGATGGGTTTTTAGTAACCACATCAAATAAGTGTTTGAACCATTCAGTATTTACTAACCATGAAAAAGCACCCAAAGAAGCTCCAACACCAACTAGTGTCATTGGTAATTTGTTAGATTTAAGAGTATCCATTCTAGTACTATCAAAATCTTTACCATCACCTTTTTTTGCTTGTAAATTAGCTCTAATATCTTTAGAGTTTAAATTACTTTTTTCAGCAGCTTGACCATTAGAATCATTTGGAACCTCTTCATAATCCACATCTTCAATATCGTCATTTGGTTGATAACTACCACCAGTAGCTTTTCCACTAACATTTGGGTTTTGAGTATTAGTTGCTGGAACTTGTGAATTATTATTTCTTGCTTGAAGTTGATTTGGAGCTTCATTTAAACCAAAACGTTCATCGATTTGTTTAATTTGTTCTTCATCAAGTTCATATTCTTCATTCATTAGGTCAGTTTGACCTAGTTTATCTTCACTCTCATCAAAACCAGAATAAACGGCAGCTAAATCAGTATCTAAGAATTTTTTTGTGTAATCTCTTAAATCTTTAATAATAGCGTTAGCCGCTTCTACAGGAATAGCTTCTTTACCATCTTTTGATTGTTTAGTTCCAGCAATTATTGAATCATAAATTTCAGCAATTTCCATAACAGTTGTTAGAAATTGTTGTGGGTCTTTACCATTAGGAAATTCAGGATTTGTTTCTTTAATTTTAGCATCAAGGTTTTTGATTAATTCATTACCTTTTTTATCTATAATTTGTTGAATTTGTCTACCAGCTTCTTGGTCAATTTTACCTTTACCAAATATTTTACCATTGGCTTTATATCTACCTAATTTAGATAATCCGTATTTTACTGAATCCCAAACACCTTCATCTAAATTTTCATCAGCTTTAACGTTATTAATATTTTGAATAGTTTCCTTAAGAATTTCGTTAATAATGAGTGCGTGTTGTTCTTCTGTTAATATAATTTTTTTTGCCATTTTAAACTTTTTATTATAAATATTTGATAATAAATAAAAAGTTGGTATATTTGCAAATAAAATTAGTATTATGATTAAAGAAGAAGAATTATTAATAGAATATAATAGATTAACAAATAGTATTCTAGACGAATGTGATTGGAAAACACATTTTACTGGTGAAGAAGTTTGTGGTTTGGTACATAGTATTATCTCTAGAGATGAAAACCAATTAAATGTTACACCACAAGAATTATATAAAATATATTCAAACCAAATAAGTAATTTAAACCTTACTAATGAAGAATGGCGTACACAATATGGTGTTCCACAAATAATTCATATGATTTATGAAATACTTACTGACCTAAATGATGTAAATTTACCAACTCCTTAGAACCTAATTTAACATCAAAACCTTTTTCTTTTGATAATCTATTAAATTTAGTTATTAATTGACTTTTAGTATCAAATAATTTTTTCTTTGGGTCTGGCATTCCTTTAACCTCAAAAGAACTAATTAATTCTTTTATTTTATCTTCAGAAGATAAAATATCTTTAATTGCTTTAAATGTTTTTTGGTCTTTTAAAGCGTTTTCAGCTTTTATTTTATTATGACCAGTAATGTTAAACCCTAAAATAGTTCCAAGAGCTAAAAGAACCCCTAAATCGATTGTAATAGCTTTTTCAGCTTCATTTAGTATTGAATTAGCTGTTTGTATTAGTTTTTGTTTTTGATGCTCTAATATCGCTTTATATTGTCTTTCAGTAATAATTAACTTTGTCATAGTATTGTTTTAGTATAAATATCTATATAAAATAAAAAAACCCTCTTTTTGGAGGGTTTAATTATTTGGTTATTGTTTTAGTTAGATGTTTGTGAAAGATGCACCAGTGTTCATAATCACAAATTCTAATTGAATAAATTCTAAAGCACGTGTTGGTTTCAAGAATATTTGTCCAGTTAATTGATTTCTATCAATATCTTCTGGGCTGTTTGAAAGCACCACTCTAAAGTCTGTAAGACCTCTTTCAGTTCTAATGTTATCTAAGATTGGGTTAACAAGTCCTAAGAATTGGTTTCTAACAACTGAATCATTTTGTTCGAAAAGAAGTCTGATAGATACAGCAGAAATAAGTTTTCTTGCTTGTAATAAAAGTCTTCTAACGTTGATACGGTTAAGAGCTGATTCTTTAACTTGAAGAGTTTTGTTACCCCAAATTTTAATACCATCACTTGTAAATGTTGCAATAGGGTTAATTCTATTTTCGTATAAATTATCTCTATCAGAAAGAGTAAGTTTTTTACGAGCTTTAATAGCATCAACATCCCCACGTTGGATACCTGCAGCTGCAAACCATGGGAATGCAATATTGTCAGTTAACGCAATGTTTCTTACGACATCTCTTGTTGGTGGAACATAAATTAATACATTGTTTTCAGTGTCATTAATTTGAATCCATGGCCAATAAGTACATGTATAGTTACTATCGTAGTTACCATCCATAATATCTACAGCTTCTTGTACTGATAATTCACCACCATTTCCATAATCTGGAGTTGTAACTATATAAAGTGAATCTGCTCTATCTTGTTCAACCATTTCAATTGCAGCTTCAACTAAATTTGTATTATCCCATGTATCAATACCTGGTGTAGCAAATACATTAATATTTACCGCTTCTGGGTTTTGGAATGTGTAAATAGCTTCTAAATAAGCATAATAATCAGAATTAATAGCTAAATCACCATTTTTCAAAGACATCTGTGTAAACGCACCATTAACTTTATCACCAAGACCAGCAATACCAGCTTGACCATTAATTATAAAATTATCAGTATTACTTCTTCTTGTTCTATAGATATCCCATCCATCAAATCCACCATAAGGTGCAAATGTGAATTTACGAGCAAATATTTTTTCATATGGTCCACCCACTAAACCAGCATCTGTTCTAAATTCCCAATCACCTGTTTGGAATTCAAATATTGGATTATAAGTACCACCAGTTCCTAATGGCATAACAACATCATCAATAGTAACACCTGAAGCATCAATATCCATGTGGAATCCTGAAGTTAAACCAGTCCATTCAAAATATGATGAACCTACTATTGGTTTACCTTTGTAATCAAAGAAATCAGAATCAATGCCTTCAGTTTCAGAAAGACCTAAAAAGAATTTACGTTTATTTTCAAATTCACCATATTTTGTTTTAAATGTCATAACTGGGTCAATAACACTAGTTTGAGCATTTGCTTGGTAATCACGGATTGGATAACCAACAAAACCTGCTGGGAATGCTTCTGAAGTATCAGATTCTTCATCTAATTCAACAAGTATATAATTTGATTTTGACATATATAAACCATCTAATGTACCAATTCTTCTACCAATAAAGTTAGCTGAATTAGGGTCCATTGTACAACGGCTAAATTGTTCTAAAATTGTTGGTTGAGCATCAGTATCATAAAAAGCTCTAACCAATACGTCAAATTCTTTAGCATCTGGTTTAATATTAACAATAGAAACTTTAAATTGTTCATTTGCTGCATTACCATCTGAAATAGTGATAAATCTGAAAAGTCTTAATACTTTATTACCACGTAACTCAGAAACAACATAAGGTGTTTCAGCTGGTTGGTATTCTTTACGATATTCTTCAAATTTATTACTATAATAAATTGGAAATTGTTTAATACCTCTTACTTTACCCATATTCATTGCATCAGCAAACATATTAGGGAAAAATTCTTCTAAAAACAAAGCTGTTTTACCATCTTGAGCACTTCTACCTAAAACTCTAGGTAAATAATTCATTTTAGTACTATCTAAAGATAAAGTATAATCAAAATTACCTTGAAGAGTTGAAAAACCACTCAAAGAAAAATCTCCCATTGGGTCTTCAGTTGCACCTGAATATGCTGGGTCAAATATAACTTGTGTTGAAGCTGTTACTTCAAAAGCTGGTAATTGAGTTGCAGAATTTATACTACCTCTAGAACGTAATAAACCAACAATTTGATTATTAACATCAGTATAAGAAGTACCTGAATAACTAATTGTTACTCCACTAGTTCTACCAGTAATTAAACCAGCAAGATTAGTTCCTTTATTAACTAACGTATAAGTAAATGATTCACCTGTAAAATTAATTCCATTGGTTGTTTTATACATTAATTGTGGAACACTACCAGTAGTACCAGTAGATTGATTACCTAATACCCCTAATGATGTTGTTAATAAACCTTTATTCCAAAGAGTTTGTAAGATTGTATCAGTACTTACTAAATTTGTTATTACACTATTTGAACCAGTTGTTGCTGTAAAATTAAATAATGTTGTTGCTGTAGTTGCTACTGATGAAGTACCACTAGTTGCAGGGTCCATATTAGCATCTAAAGCAATACCCCATGCAAAACCAGCTTTATAACCAGAAAAACCTAATATTCTAGTTACAAATAATTGATTTGCTTGTGATAAATATGATTTTGCAATATAAGGTAACTCATATTGTGGAGCACCAGTATCTTTTACTTTAGTAGCGTTTTGACCACCAAAGAAAGATTGGAATTCACCATAATTAGTGATGAATATTGGTTGGAAAGCTGGTCCAATTGTTGTCTCACCTACTAATCCAAGAGTTGTTACACCAACTTGACGAGTGATGAATGAAATGTCTTTTTCTGAGGTATAAACACCAGGACTTACGAATACATTTTGTGACATGTTGTTTTGTTTTTATTTTTGTTATTATTACTTTATTCTATTCTTTATTATAAATATTCAGTTTTTTTCAAAAGAGATATCTAAACATAATAATAATTTCTTTTAGTATGAAAAAAAACATACTTTTGACATACTTATCAGATAAAAGAATATGAAAAGAGATAAAAACCTTAAAATAACACCAACCACACATGAACTATTAAAAAAGTATTGTGAAGAAAATGGTTTAAAAATGTTTGCTTTTGTGGAGAGGCTTATTAAAGAGAAATGTACACCTAAAAAAGATTTATATGGTGAATAGATTATGCTTTACAACCTCTTTGTATATTAAGTGTCCATGTTAAAACAACAGGTGCTGTACTTTCAATTTCATTTCTAAATCCTACGGTAATAAAATTATTACATGCATCATATTTTTCTCCTTCTACTAGTGTATAACTTCTAGAAAAACATACATAGTTATGACTAAACGTATCAAAATTTTCTGAAGTCAATACATTAGCATTAATTTGATTATCAAGAAATCCAGCACATGAAAATGTTTCCATCATAGTATAAAACTTATTTCCATCTACTGAATCAGCACAATAAGCCATACCACAAAGAGTAATTTTATCACCTGTAGTTACATCCATAGGAAAAGGAATACCACAATTTATTTGTGGTAGGTCTATTGCGTCACCAGCAATAAAAACAACATCAAGTTCACATCCATTCCAACCACATCTACTATCACCAACTTGATATTGGTCAGCTCCTAAGGGTATATTACTATAATTTGCAGAACTTGATGCAATTAATGTCGTAGTACATGGGGTACTTGGAGTACTACCAGGAATTGTTACTGTAACATTATCAAAACCATCAGAAGTTGCAGTAACACCAGCACCAGCAAAATTCATAGATACCAAATTAGAAGTTATTGGTAAACCTTCATCTAAAACTTGTATCGCACCACCACCACCAGTACTAAATCCTGTCACATTAAATGTTCCACCTGAATTATTTTTAAACGTAGCTGTTCCTGAAGAATAAGTTCCACCAGTTACATATATGTCTTTAGGTAACCCTAAATATGTTGTGGCACTAAATGTATTTGCTGTTAAACCATTGGTAAATCTTGTTGGGCCAGTTACGGTTCCACCAGTAAATGTAGTACCACCACCTCCAGCGGTTATTCCAGATATTGTACCTAAAGTACCAGTACCTGAAAGAGTTATTACACCTGTTAAACTAGAATATGTTCCACCAGTTGCTGCATTTATACCTAAAGGTGCACTATATACAACCCATGCGGAACCATTCCATTGCCAACTTAAATTGTTGTAGGAATATGTTTGATTTAAAATTGGTGAAGAAGGAAAATTTATCATATTTTATGCTCTTGCTATTTCTGTTATTCTAAGCCACATTGAAGTTGCTGTATTTACTATTGTTATATTATCATCAGCAGAATCCCTACGACACGCAACGACTATCGATTTAGCGGTTGTATTTGAATTCGTGTATCTAGCTGTTAACGGAAATAGAACACCTGTACGGTTACCGTTAACAGTACTTTGTCTTGAATATGAATATTCAACGCCATCAACTTTTATTCTAGAAAAATATGAGTCATTTCCAGTTCCACCCTCAAATGAATAACTAGCTAAATGATAATGAATAACCAAGTAACTACTAGAACTCAACGGGGTATAACTATACGTTAAAAAATCTGTATCAGAAGTACTAGTTGCTATAGTTGTAGTACTAATAGTTACATCAGTATTTGATAACATTATATCATTAATTACCTGACCAGCTCTCCATGCATTTGCTTTTACAAAACCATTAACTACCATATTTCCAGATGTATCAATAGCCAATTTTACAGCACCACCTGACTCGTTTAAATTATTTGTAATACGCCAAATTTGACCGCTTATGACATCATAAGAACCATTCCAACTATCAATACCATAGTTACTATTATTTCCATAATACATTAAAATTCCTGGTGTATCAGTACCACTATTATCTAATAATATATCACCACTAGCATATCCAGATTTTGTAAATGTTCCGTTACCTTTAAATGTTGTTCCAGTTATTGTAGTGTTTGCATTAACCGTTAATCCACTAATGTTAGCAATAACAGATGGTACTGTTAATGTTGTTGCAGATATAGTATTAGCAGTTAAAGAACCTTGTATTAAAGTATTTCCAGATACATGTAACGCTTCTGATGGTGTAACCACATTAATACCAATTCTACCATTTGTTTGTCCTGTTATCGATGGGTTACTACCTGTATTACTGTATGTACCACTTCCAAATAATATACCACCAATATTAAGGCTATTTGTAGTTCCATTAGGTAATGAAATATTGGTACCTATAATTATATTATTTGAACCAATATTATTTCCAACAAATCTTTGACCAACTTGAAAACCAATAAGATTAGAATAACTAGAACCTGTTGCTTGATAACCAGCATTACTACCTATGAATGTTGAATACGTTGAGCCAGTTGCACTATAACCAGCACTTGAACCAATGAAATTTGAACCAGTTGCATTTGTTGCTCTATAACCAGCAGTACCACCAATAAAGTTTGAGTTACTAGCACCTGTTGCTAAATAACCAGCTTGATTACCAATAAAATTTGAATAAGTAGAACTAATTGCAATTCTACCAGCATTTAAACCTAAAAAGTTTGAGTTACTAGCACCTGTTGCTAAATAACCAGCATTACTACCTAAAAAATTTGAGTTAAATGCATTAATTGCACCATAACCAGCAAAATCATTTAAAAAGTTTGAGGAACCAGCATTAGTTGCACCCTGACCAGCTTGATTACCTAAAAAATTTGAATTACTAGAACCTGTTGCTTGATAACCAGCATATTGACCAATAAAGTTTGATGTACTTGCACCTGTTGCTTGATAACCAGCTTGATAACCCATAAAATTTGAATTAGAAGCATTATTAGCTTGATAACCAGCTTGATAACTCATAAAATTTGAATTACTAGCACCTGTTGCTTGATAACCAACTTGATAACCCATAAAATTGGAATTACTAGCACTTGTTGCAGCATTACCAGCACTTTGACCAAAAAAGTTTGAATTACTAGCACCAGTTGCAGCATTACCAGCATTTTGCCCTATAAAATTTGAATTATTTGCAGCTGTTGCATCTCTACCAGCATTTAAACCAAAAAAATTGGAATTACTTGCACCTGTTGCATTACTACCAGCAGCTTGACCTAAAAAATTTGATAAAGTTGCACCTGTTGCTAGATAACCAGCATTTTGACCTAAAAAATTTGAAGCACTAGCACCATTAGCTTGATATCCAGCTTGTTGACCAATAAAGTTTGATTGAAAAGCATTTGTTGCACTACGACCAGCATTTTGACCTAAGAAGTTTGAACCAGTTGCATCAGTTGCACCATTACCAGCACCATTACCTATAAAATTTGATAAAGTAGCACCTGTTGCTAGATAACCAGCACCACCACCTAAAAAGTTTGAAAAACTAGCACCTGTTGCTTGATAACCAGCTTGATAACCTAAAAAGTTTGAACCTTGAGCTGCAGTTGCTTGATAACCAGCATAACCACCTAAAAAATTAGATTGAACTGCACCTGTTGCGTTTTGACCAGCTTGATAACCAAAAAAGTTTGAATAAGAAGCACCAGTTGCTGATTGTCCAGCAGAATTACCAAAGAAATTTGAGTTATTTGCATTTGTTGCGTTTTGACCAGCAGCGACACCAAAGAAATTTGAGTTATTTGCGTTTGTTGCACCATAACCAGCATTTTGACTAAAAAAGTTTGAACCATTTGCAGCACTTGCATTTTGACCAGCTTGTTGACCTATAAAGTTTGAATAAGAAGCACCTGTTGCACCATAACCAGCAGAATTACCTAAAAAGTTTGAGTGAGTAGCACCTGTTGCTTGATAACCTGTATAATAACCAATAAAATTTGAATTACTAGCACCAGTTGCTGATTGTCCAGCAGAATTACCAACAACAAACATATTTATATTTCTTGCTTGAGCCCCATCACCAATAGCTATACTATTACCTGATAGTACGATTGGACTAGTTACAGGTGCAGCTGAAAATTCAGCATAGTATTTAATTGGTAAATTTTGATATGTTGTTGCTGATATTATGGTAGCATTTAATCCAGTATTATTAGCTGTAACACTAGATGTTTGTAAAGTTATACCAGAAATTAAACCATCAGCACGGATAAATGATGTTGTATTACCAGCAGTATTTAATCCTTCTAATAGATTAGTTGTTGCATCAGCATTTCCAGTACCATTTTTTATACTTAACCCACCTAACGTTGAATTTGTTAATATTTCTGGGTTTGATGAATTATTATATGCTTGTTGAAGAGTTGTAGTTGAAATACCACCAGTTCCACCTACTGCTTCACCAAACTTTGATGCAAAAGTAAATTTTGCTTGTTCTATATCACTTAAAAGTGATGCATCTGACCTAATAGATAATATTGCAATTAATACTGCATTATCTCTAAAGTTTGAAAATGTTGTAAATGATTCGGTGTTAACAGCTGAAATTGCGGTTGTTAAATCAGAATATATTGTTTGACCATATTGTATTCTAAATTGACCATTTTGTAATAAATATATCCTTTGATTTGTTGCTTGTTTTGCTGGACTTCCAATTGTTGTTATTACTCCATTTAAATCATAACTTCCTGGAATAATTGTAGTTATGTTGGTTGCAGTTCCACCTGTTTGTGTTCTATATTGGAATGTTGTTGATGAGTTTCCTGATACATTTAAACTATTTGGGTTAAGTTGATTTGTTATAAATCCAATACCTAAACCCCATACAGTTCCACTACTAGTATTAAAAGTCAACCCAGTGTTTGGACTTGGGTAAACATTTTCATTTATCAGTTTGATTGGTGTAAACATATCACGAAATTGTGATAATGGTGATATGTCTAAATCAGGTTCGTTGAATGCGTTAATAAGACTAGTTTTATTACCATGACCCATTTTACCCAAATAAACATTTTGCCTTCTTTGTTGTGGTGTTGGAAACGTTGTTTGTTGTGTTATAGTACCAGCACTAGTAAGCAACAAATATGTTTCAGTTGCTGTATTATAATAAAGTGATAGGATATTTGTTTGACCAGAATAGTTAACATAAAGAACTTTTGGTATTAAAGGGTTAGTTGTATTATCAACAAACCAAGCATCTACTGGTGCAACGTTAAATGTATTGCTGGATGCCAACGTTATTCCAGTAAAATTAAAAACACCTGTAGATATTGTATTACCCAATAAAACGTTTACCTCTTTTTGTGTTAAACTTTGAACCTTGTTTTCATTTGAAATAACAACAAGTATTTTACCGCTTGTTGGACTTGATTCCAAACAAAAACCTACATTTGACACCCTTGATGTAAGTGCAATATTATTTGAATTGTTGGTTAAACCCCCATCAACCGTATCGGATAAATATATTTCATCACCAGCTGTAAATGTACTTGTATTTATGTCTCTAACAACACCAAAGTTTGTCATAAATCCATATTGTCCATTAGGTATATCGTGAGTTGCAACACCTGAAGTTTGTGCTAAACCTTGAGTAGTTGTTGTAGCAAGTTTTGATGCGTTTGCCAAAGCAACTGTTGGTGTACCACCTGTTGTTGTAGACCCTGTAATGTGTAAAACTTGGCCATTGTTGATTTGGTACCCTAAATTATTATAAACCCTTATTAAAGATTCTTGACCCAAATTTACCGTAACATCATTTTGATTTGTGATAGGTTTATACGATAATGCATTTTCACCTAAATCAAAATACAACGTACCACCTGTAATATTTGTAACAGTTGCCCCAGTATTAAACACAATATAATCAACTTTGTTTATTGAAGTTGCAGATATTGTGTTAGCCGTAAGACTACTAGTAAACTTTGTTGGACCAAATACCGTACCACCAGATAATGGTAAATATAAACCTGAAACTGATGGATAATTTAAATATGTGGTTGCAGATATAGTATTTGCAGTTAAATTACCATTAATTAATGTGTTTCCAGATACATGTAATGCTTCTGATGGTGTAACTACATTTATACCAATTTTACCATTATTTGGTGTTAATATTGGTGTAGCACCAATTGTATTATTAGTACCAGTACCAAACAATACACCACCAATATTAATAGCATTAGATGTTGATGGTGGTAAACTAATATTAGTACCTATTATTATATTATTAGGACCAATACTACCTACAACATTTTTACCAACGTTATAACCAAATAAATTTGAAAAATAACTACCACTTGCTTGATATCCAGTATTTTGACCTATAAAGTTTGAATTATCAGCATTATTTGCACCATAACCAGCATTATTTCCAATAAAGTTTGAATTATCAGCATTTGTTGTTTGATATCCAGCTTGATAACCTATAAAGTTTGAATAATCTATATTAGATGCTTGATAACCAACACTAGCACCAATAAAATTAGAATAATTAATATTTGATGCAAAAATTCCACTACTACCAATAAAATTTGAAAACGTAATACCTGTTGATGCATTACCAGAATTATAACCAAAGAAATTTGAACTACTTGCACTATTAGCTTGATATCCAGCTGAATACCCAACAAAGGTTGAAAATGAATTACCTGTTGATGCATTACCAGCACCACTACCTAAAGATAAAATATTATTACCTAAAGCTTTTGCTGCATTACCTATAGCTACAGAGCTAGTACCTGATGCTACAGGACTAGTTGAAGGTGCTATTGATGATTCAGCGTAGTATTTAATAGGTAAATTTAAATATGTTGTTGCTGATATTGTATTTGCTGATAAACCATTAGAAAAAAACGTTGAACCCGTTATTGTTCCACCAGTATTAAAACCAGGTATGGTAAATGTACCACCTGAACTATTTTTAAAAGTAAGTGTTCCTGATGAATAAGTACCACCAGTTACATATATATCCAAAGGTAATCCGTAATAATTTGTTGCTGATACACTAGTACTAGCTAAACCAGCTAAAAATGTTGAAAAACCAGTTACATTGCCACCACTAAAAGTAGCACCACCACCAGTTCCACCACTTATTAAAGCGGTTATAAGACCTGGATTTGGTTCAATCCATTGAGATGAATTTCCATCATCCAAATAAACGAATTCAATACCGTTTGTTGTATCAAACCATCTATCACCATCATATAAAGTGGCAACAGGTGTTGAACCACTAACATAATAATGGTTAATACCAGTTAATCCAGAAGAACTTCCATAATAAGTAGTTGCTGATATAGTATTTGCAGTTAAACCAGCAGTAAATATTGTAGGTCCAGTTACTATACCACCAGTAAATGTACTGCCAGTATAAGTAGAATCAACCATTTGAACCCAATAAGCTAAACCATCTTTATTTACATATTTTAGAGCTGTATATAAATCAGTATATTCAGACCCTAAACTAGATATATGGTCAGGTATACCATATCCAGCTTGTATAAATATTGGTGGTAATTCATATGATTTTATTTGTGTTGACATTAATTACGTTTAAATATAAATATAAGGTTATGGTAAAATATGTAAATTCAAAAATTTTATTTACCTTATTTATATTAATATAATTAAAAAGTTATCGTTTTAATAACTGGCTCTTCAACTATAGGTTGTAATTCATAAGAAGCTGGATTAATCATAGTAACCACCCAATTAACCATTGTATCTTGGTCCAATTGTTCAATTGGAATAAAATTATCTGATGGTGCTGGTAAATCTAATGTACCGCTTATTGTTTGAAACCCTTCTAATGAATAACTCCAATTTAATTGAATAACAACATCACTGAAATTATCTAGTGAATCTATGTATCTTATTTGTTCTACTTTTATCATAATGTTTAATTTATTACTAAGAATTTTATTACTGTTTCAGCTGTAGGAGCTGAATAATTTATTGCGATTGAATTTGTACCCTCAACTACTGATTTTATTACACATGAAGCATCGTTTGTACCTAATTCACATAAAACTATACTAGATGTTGTCACTGCTGAATTTGTTACCACTAATGAAGTTGTTCCAGCAGCAGCATTTACTTTACCAGATATTTTATTAATTGTTTGAGCTCCAGTTGTTCCTGGTGGTGTTATTGTACTTGAAAAGACTAATTTACCACCAGTAACTTCAATTGCTCTAAAATCTGTTGCCGCACTAATAGTTGGGTTAATATATAATCCACGAGTTATACCACTTGCACTACCAGTTTGATTAACTGTTCCACTATATACAAAAGCAGCGTAGTTTGCAGTACCTGAAGTTGGTGAAAATGGGTAACCTGTATAATAATCAAATAATGTACCACCTGTATTACTAGCCGCAATACCAACAACATTATAAAATCCTTGTCCACCAGCAATTGTATTTCTTGCATAAAACGCTCCAGCTGAAATATTTGAACTAGAACTTATAGATGACCCTGCGGTAACAAGTCCAATCCTACTCACTGTAAATTTACTCACACCACCCACTTGTAACTCCATAAGATTTGTTGTCCCTGTGGATACAATTGATTCTGTGACATTTAATTTAATTGATGTTACTGACGCTCCAGATGAATTCAAAGTTTGTCTTAAATCTAATAAAGTGGTTGCTGAAGTTGTATCAGTAAATATTACTTTACCATTTGTAGTTTCTATGGCTCTAAAATCTGCTGCTGATGTTAATATCGGGTTAATAAATAAACCTCTTGTAACACCACTTGCACCACCAGTTTGATTTATTACCGAACCAAATTGATAACCATTAAAAACTGCAGTTCCAATTGTTGGGTTAAATGTAGTTGATGATAATTGAATATAATTAAACGTACCACCAGTAGAGTTATAAACATTACCATTACCAGCGTTTTCAACATTAAGACCATAAGTCGTTAAAAAAGCAGCACCATTAAATCTCATACTAACACCAGAATTAGTTGATGAAGCTTGATAAATATTCTGTCTAAAACCATTGGATGCAGCAACTGTACCATCTTTTGTTACTGAAAATTTAGTTGTACCAGTAACTTGTAAATCCATCAATAAAGATGATGAAGCAGAAGCCGTATCAGTTACATTTAATTTTATGGCTGTAGGAAGTCCTCCTGTATTCCAAGTTTGTGCAATATTTAACACTGAACCATTTAAAGAACCAGACCCTGCTAATGTTGTGTCTGATAAATTTATTGTATTTGCGGTTAAAGTACCTTGTACAATGGAGTTATTATTTGATATAAAACCATTTTTTATGTTAAATTCTGCTGCCATAATGTTTTACTTTCCCTTTCCAGTAAATGTTATTTTAATATAAATATGTCGGATATTATTATAATCCAAATTTTGATTTTGCTGCGTTATAATTTTGTAGAACTTCTGTTGATGAGAGTGCTCTGTTGTATATTTGTGTTTGACTAATGTTACCATTTAGAAAATAGTTGTTACTTAAATACATACCTACTTGCAAATTATTGGTAGTATTTGATAAATTTAAGTTACTAAATGTTACTGGTGTTCCTTGCTGTACGCCATTTATAAAAAGATTTCCTTGTGATGAGGAATTGACAGTAGCAGTGATATTATACCAAATACCATTCGTGAATGTATATGATTTAGAGGCAAAGTTATTAACACCCCCTGCGTAACCACCTGCTGTATTTCCAAAACATGTATAGTTAAAGGAATTTCTATTAAGTCTATTCTCATAAGCAAACCAAAAACCTGAACTTGGTGTACTTGGAGGACTATCAGTTTTACCTTTGTCAATAAATGTAACTAAACTACCTGTATTATTTACATAATCTAATCCTGAAAATTTAATCCACGTATTTAATGTAATTTGAGAAAATGTTTGAAGATTTGCTGGATTCCCACAATTCACATAATTACTAATACCATCAAAAACAAGACTACCACCATTTGAATAGTTGTATGTAAATCCGCTTGATAATGTTCCATTATTTCCACCCTTTGATATGTCGGTCCATGTTGGTATTCTTGATACAGGAACCGTTGTTGTTGGTATGTATGTTGTTGCAACAGTACCCACTTCAAATTGTCCACCCCATAAATAAACACCTGAAACACCATCACCTGTATAAGAAGTTGTATTTCCTGAATTAAGCAACATTATATATGGTTGTAATTCAGTTGCACTAGGTATATATCCAGATATAGAACATCTATACCACCCATCTCCAACGCTAACAACTGACGAGTTCGTTAGAACACCAGTACCTATATTTGATATTGTTGATGTGGTTCCTGATTGTAAATTAAAATTTGCATAGAACCAATTTGTATAAGTAGGGTATTCATAGATTGCCATTTGAATATTTCTACCATTAAAATTTTTTGCATATACACTAAATGTATAGGTTTGACCACTAGTCATACCACTAATTAATTTATTAACACCTCTCCAACCTGTTAATCCACTTGTTTCAATGTTGGTATCCGCAGTAGTAGTTCCATCAGGTGCTGTTGTTGTATTAGCACTAACCGATGATTGATAATAACCCCAATTTTCAAATTGTTGGCTATATGTAATTAAATTTTGACTTGGAACATCAGCCAATGATTTTGTATTGGAAGTATCCAAATACATAACCAATCCATCTCTAACAATATTTACTCCTCCTCCTACTGTACTCATAATCCAAATCTTCCTTTTGCTGCGTTATAATTTTGTAGAACTTCTGATGCTGATAGTGCTTTGTTGTATATTTGAACTTGGGGTATGTTTCCCCCAAATGCTGGAGCCCATCCATTACCTATTTTTAGGGAGTTAGAACTTGTTCTTATGTTACTATCGGTAAATGTGTTAGTTTGTCTTAAAACACCGTTTTCATATCCTTTTATTGTTGTCCCCTGTTTTGTGAAACAAACATTAACCCATGTATTTAATATAGTTGTAATAAAACCACCCCCATTTTCTATAACATCACTTGAATTTTTTTTCCAAAAATTAAGAAGTGTTGAGTTTGATGTAAGATATAACATATAATCATAATCATCTGATAAAGGACCTTTTGTTACTATTCCAATACCCGACTTTGATAATGTATTAAAAATCCAAACATTAATTGTTAAATCTGACGTTATTTCTAAAGATGTTGATGTTGGTACATCAACATAGT